TCACTAAATCCAGTGATCATATTGTCATACGCAGAGTTAGACTCTTGTGAACTACCACCTGACCAACTCACGTTGCCCGATGCCTCTAAGTTGTCAGTGAATAGAGTGTCAGCATCCACATAGAAATCAGAATCAGAATCAATAGCTGAAGTGCCGTTCCATATGGCCAATCTGTTGGTTGCGCCTGAACCAGTGACGTTACCAACTTGGGTGTTGTCAATCTTCTGCCAAGCATCAGTAGCCAAATCTGAGAACACAGCCCAGTCACCAACCGCCCAGTCCGTGATACCATCAAGATTGGTTGAACCAGCAACACTAACAATGTAATAGTATCCAGGTGTTCCTGACCCCGATGACAATGAGGGAGAGTTAGTGCTTGCATTCCAAGTACCTTGATATGTCAACACACCAGTAGTTGCACTATCAATTGCAGTTTGAATCTGCGCCCCTGTAGCTAAAGCAGATGAGCCTGAACTCACGGCAGCCGTTAAAGCGGAAACTGTTCGTGACGTTGCCGAACCACTCACGTTTATTGTAGACCCACCATCATCTTGAACCGTGTTAACCTGACCAGTCGCACCAGTAGCAACCGCAGTTACTCTACCGTAAGCATCAAGGGTGATTTGGTCAATCTTATTACTGTTAGATGTAGAACCGTAAGTTGCAGCACCAGCACCGCCAGTTGCCATATTCAAAGTAACGCTGCCCGAAGTACCACCTCCAGTTAGGTTAGTGCCAGCAGTCACACCTGTTATGTCACCTACGTTGGTGGTGTAACCTGAATTGTTCGTCCACTGGCTAATGTTACCACTCTTGTTCGTAAAAGTTTGACTGTTGCTCGCTGTCGTAGTTCCTGTGTTGGTTGTGTAGCCAGCAGTGTTATTGAATATGCTGTTGCCAATTTCCCCTGCGGCTTTCCTTCTTTCAGCACCACTATCCAAAACAATGAACTCATCCGTTGCAGTCATAGCTGCCGTCATATCTGTCAACTCAGACAAATCCAATGTGATAGTTCCCGATGTGGTGAATGAACCGTCAAGCCCTGCGCCAGTAGAAATAGAGGTAACCGTTCCTGTGTTGGTCGTATATCCTGCTCCGTTAGTTATCGCATTATTGTTCAACGAGATATTTGCACTGCCATTGAATGAAACTCCAGCAATCGTTCTTGCAGTCTGAAGCACAGTTGCGCTTCCTGCGTTACCCGACACCGTGGTCTGTACGATATTGGGAGCAGTGTTGGTGATGGTTAAAGTACCTCCGCCTGAAGTTGATGTCAACTCCGATTGGATACCTGTGCCTTGTGCAAATGTTACAGTTTCTCCATCGGTGACTGTTGCCGTTTCAGTTCCATTGCCTTCCTTGAGAATCCAAGATGACATTGAACCGCCCGATGATGTCACATACCCCGAGTCATTAGTCCATTGGCTAATGTTTCCCCCTTTATTAGTAAACGTCTGACTGTTGCTTGCAGTTGTTGTACCAGTATTTGTCGTGAACCCTGAGTTATTCGTCCATTGGCTGATATTACCAGACTTATTGGTAAACGTTTGCGTGTTGGATGCGGTGGTTGTACCTGTGTTTGATGTCCAGCCACTGTTGTTGTTGAAGATGCTAAGAGGAATGGACGAAATTAGCTGTCTGCTATCAACTCCGCCATTCTCCGAAATAAGGTAATCAGTTGCCACCAATGTGCCGCCTACTGCCAACTCCCCTAAATCTAAAGTAAGGGTCACGTTGCCTGTTGTGCCGCCACCGCTTAATCCCGTGCCTGCCGTTACTCCTGTAATATCGCCAGCACTTGTTAAATAGCCAGCATCGTTAGTCCATTGCGAGATATTACCACTCTTATTGGTAAAGGTCTGCGTGTTGCTTGGTGTGGTTGTGCCTGTGTTCGTTGTATATCCAGCCCCATTGGTGATGTTACTGTTGTTGAGAGATATGTTGGCCGACCCATCAAATGAAACCCCAGCGATTGTTCGTGCCGTTTCAAGTGTTGTGGCAGAACCAGCATTGCCAGTGATAGTTGTCTGGACAATGTTGCTGACCTTCGCAGTGTTAGCTGTTATCTCTGATGCCTGACTTGAAGTGATACCAACCTTGGAGGTGTTAGCAGTGATTGCGCTCGCCTGTGAAGATGTGATTCCTATCTTGGCCGTATTGGCCGTGATCGCTGATGCCTGACCCGATGTAATTCCTGTCTTCGCAGTGTTCGCAGTTATGGCAGATGCTTGGCCTGATGTAATACCCACCTTTGCCGTGTTGGCCGTGATTGCGCTTGCTTGGCTTGAAGTGATGCCAGTCTTAGCTGTATTTGCTGTGATAGCACTTGCCTGACTACTTGTGATGCCTACCTTGTCCGTGTTCGCAGTTATCGCACTTGCTTGAGCAGACGAGATGGTTGTTGTGTTACCAGCCATAGCAGTTGAAGCAGTAGTGCCAATTGCTAAATCTGAAGAACCAGTTGCGCCTGTGGTAATTGAAGTGACCCTACCGTATGCATCAACGGTAATTTCGTCCACTTTAGTGCCGTTTGAAGTGGAGCCATACGTTCCCGCGCCAACCCCTCCTGCGGCCATATTCAACGTCACCGTTCCAGTTGTACCGCCACCAGTCAAATTAGTTCCTGCAAGTACACCAGTAATGTCCCCTGCGCTTGTTAAGTAACCAGCATCATTCGTCCATTGCGATATGTCACCAGACTTGTTAGTAAAGGTTTGAGTGCCGCTTAAAGTTGCAACAGTGCTATCAATGTCTAAAGTGACAGTTCCAGAAGTGCCTCCTCCACTAAGCCCAGTGCCAGCAGTGACCCCAGTAATATCCCCACCAGGTGTGCTTGTTAAGTAACCTTGATTCTTGACCCAAGCCGTTGAAGCAGCAGATGTTGAATCATTAGCGGTTGCCACAGTTCCCACCACTGGTGTTGTGCTGAATGTTTTAGCCCCTCCGATAGTCTGAGTCCCCGTAGTATAGACCCCATTCGTCACCGTGCCTGCGTTACCGCTTACAGTCGTTTGAACGATATTACTAACCTTTGCTGTGTTAGCTAAGACGGCAGAGTTGTTTGTAATAAGTGATTGAACCGTTGTCGTGTACACTCCGTTTGTAACCGTGCCAGCATTGCCTGTCACACTTGTCTGAACGATGTTGCTAACCTTGGCAGTATTGGCTAAAACAGCAGTGTTGTTGGTGATCAAACTTTGAACGGTGTTGGTGTATACTCCGTTTGTGACAGTTCCAGCGTTTCCAGTTACACTTGTTTGTACAATGTTGGGAGCAGTGTTAACCAAGTTGATGCTACCCGAAGTACCGCCTCCACTTAGTCCAGTCCCTACCGTTACCTCAGTGATTGTTCCTGTGTTGGAAGTGTGTGAGTTCCATTCAGTAGCGTTGCCGCCATCTGAATAGATAACGCTGCCGCTTGTATATATGCCAGCGTCAGAATCTATTGCACCAGTACCATCCCAAATGGCTAAGCGGTTATTGACTCCTGTGCCAGTTACATTGCCAACGGCAGAATTGTCAATCTTTTGCCACGCATCGGTTGCAAGGTCAGAGAAAACCGCCCAATCGCCCAATGCCCAATCAGTTATTCCATCAAGGTTTGTTGAGCCTGCAACACTTACTATGTAATACTCGCCAGTCGTTCCTGAACCAGATGTCAGAGTTGGCGTGTTAGTGTTAGCATTCCAAGTACCCTTGTAAGTCAATACTCCTGTGGTTGCCGTGTTAATGGCCGTCTGAATCTGCGCCCCAGTTGCAAGGTCGCTTGAACTTGCGTTAACTGCTGATGTAGTTACCCCAATAGTTGGAGTCGTACCACCGCTTGATGTTACAGGTGAAGTGACCCCAATCGCTGTCACACCCGAACTTGTTACATACCCCTCGCCATTGGTAAGCTGGTTGTTGTTAGTAATGTAGTTTGCGTTTGTTGCCCCTGTGTAGCCGAGATTGGCCAATGTTAATGTTCTTACCGTGTGTGAAGTGATAACACCATCTGTCATAAAGATGTCATCAATGACCGTTGCCCCTGATGTAACAATGTTGGAGTCCGTACCTATGATGGTATTCCCGCTTGTGGTAACGTAGCCCGCACCGTTAGTCAACTGACTATTGTTGGTGGGGAAACCTGTTACTGCAACATCGCCTAAGCCGCTTCTGCTTAATGTTAGTGTGCCTGATGCATAAGTGCCACCGTCCACATAATTGTTGGTGTTGTCATCATTAGGGTTGAAGGTGATGGTGTCCGTTGCAGCATTCGTAGTGATTGTCATACCACCAGCACCCACAAAAGTCAAGGTGTCATTGTTGCTGTCAGCGACTACACTGCTTTGTCCACTTACGGCAATGTTCTTGAAGATATTTTGTGACGAACCCTTGTCTATATTGGTCAAGGTTACAGTGCCTGAAGTGCCGCCTCCCGATAGACCATCCCCTGCGGTTACGCCTGTAATGTCGCCACCTGGTGTGCTGGTTAAATACCCTGCATCATTTGTCCATTGACTAATGTTGCCGCTTTTGTTTGTAAAGGTTTGGGTGTTACTTGCGGTTGTCGTGCCAGTGTTATTAGTGTACCCCTGATTCTTAACGTATGCCGTTGTTGCTACGGACGTGGAATCATTAGATGTTGCAGGGGTTGGGGCTTTGGGCTGAGAACTGAAAGTCTTGACTCCCCCTATGGTTTGCGTGCCAGTAGTGTACACTCCATTGGTTACTGTTCCCGCATTTCCTGTGACGGAAGTTTGAACAATGTTACTGACTTTGGCATTGTTGGCTGTGATGTCACTTGCCTGAGTCGGGGTGATTCCAACCTTGCTTGTGTTCACTACAATTGCATCCGCTTGCGATGTTGTAATGCCCACCTTTGCGGTGTTCGCTGTAATCTCGCTGGCTTGTGCCGATGTGATTCCAGTCTTTGCGGTGTTTGCAGTAATCTCAGAGGCTTGGCCTGTGGTGATCCCAACTTTGGCCGTGTTAGCGGTGACAGATGAGTTCGCTGTTATTAAAGCATCCAATCCTGTGAGTGTTGGATAGAAAGAACTGTAATCTGCTTCCACAGCAACCACATTTCCTAATCTTCCAAAAACAGTGGTGACGGCATCCGTGTTGTCAACCTTTTGCCACTCAACGCCATTTGAGATTACCCAGTCACCAACATTGAAATCAATGCTATTGTAAGTGCCTGCAACGTCAACAATATAATAGTCACCCTGTACCGTGGTAGCGGTTGGAAGTGTTGGAGTGTTTGTGTTAGCGTTCCAAGTGCCTTGGTAGCTTATTTGCCCAATGATTGAAGCTGGCAAGTATGTTTCCAAAATCTTGCCTCCAGAATCCAATGGGACGTAGCCGTTAGCCACACCCTTGTTAACTAAGAACTCAGCCGTTGAATTTATGGTGCTAATGCTGCTTGTGTTGGTGGCAATGTCTGTGTCGTTTGACGAGATGTTGGTGGTGTTGGTGTTTATCAAAGCAAGATTAGCCGCTTCATTGCCGTCAATCTTTTCAACTGCTTCAAGAATACTATCGGTAGCTGCAACAACTCCTGCTGCACTTGAGAAGCCAGTCAGTACCTTTCCAATGACGGCTGAATTTAACACCGTAGTGGCATTACCCACAGAAGTCACCTCTCCTGTCAGGTTTGCGTTGGTGACAACCGTTGTGACAGCACCAACACTTGTGACCATTCCTGTTAGGTCTGGCATTGTATTGTTGTCAACGTACAATTTCACCGCAGCACTGGTCGGTATTGTGGTGTCATTGTCAAAATTCTCAATGCCATCTGCGGCTGTGACGAACTGAGTGATGACCACACCTGTGGCGGTGTCCTTTAATGACCCCCACTCAAGTATAGCGGTAACTTTAAAATCACCAGCCGTATTTAAATAAAGACCAGACTGATTACCAGACCCATCAGTCAACTCCTTTAATGCCGCAGTCAACGCAAGATTGTCAACCGTCTTTAGAAGGGCTGGGTATGTCGCAGATATTTTGGTGTTAAATAGAGTTGCCATTGGTGCGCTTTTTGATTTTTTTGTTCTTATTTTTTCTGATAAAGGCTTTCAATTTCTCAATGTTGACCTTCTTAACCTTATATTCCTTCTTTACAGAACCCATCCGTTGAATGTTGCATCATATGATGGGTATAAGTCATCATTGCTGTTGGATGTGTATTCGGGGAACAAGGTTTCGTTGAACGACATATAGTCAATGAACCTTCGTGAGTACCATTCGGCATTTGTCCTTGCCTTCTCAACGAGGTAGTCAACTTCCTCTTTGGAAACACTTTCCGAATTTTCAGAACGATGCTTGTACATACCGCCATTGCGTATTTGATAGCTTGCAAATGGAATGTAATCTACTTGACTGAACCATATAAGCATCGGGACAACGTAGTCATTCAGTAGGGTTTTCCATCGGGCGTTTGCGGGCAAATCAATTCCTGCGACAAGGGCTGCCGTCAGGCCATCGTACATCTGAGTTCCAAGGTAGTTTTGGATATGAATTTCTTGTGCCAGTTTGATGAACTGAATGAACTTGTCTGTGTCCACATTCCCATCCATAATGGAGTTTCGGACTAAATCGGTGCGGTTGATGAATAATACTGTTGCCATTGTTTCTATTTTACTCCAGGATAATGTCCTTGATTGGGCATATTGATAGGTGCTATTTTTGACTCTGCCGTTCCTCTTGGGTTTTTAAGATACGAGGCTGGGATAGTCCTTGTTCGCTTGTAGTTTTTCAAGTTCTTTGAAGGCTCGGTGTTGCTTTCTAAACGGTACAAAACCCTGACCCATTTGTGACGGCAATAGACCCCACCCTTAAACTTGAACAGGTCATAGGCTTGGCCTTCGTGTCCCAATTGACTATTGACTCCTGCCCTGCTTGCTGCATCAATACCTTCCAATCTGTAGACCGTACCCCCTGCGGAAAGATTCATCATATTTTTACAGAAAGTGCGTGGTTCATTACCATCTTTCAATGGCTTCCTTGATCCAACTGCATATTTGTAACGCACCTTGTAATTCTTGCTGTCTAAATAGCTAAAGCCATTTGGCTTTGATGTAATCTCGTCCTTCAGTTTCTGCAACAATGACTTCTTTTCTGCGATGCAAATAGTTGCCCAATCCTCATCGCTAATGTCTTGTTCATCTTCAAGTTCATCCACAACAATCCAGTCCTCTGACATTACTTCGCCTTGAAGGTTCTCTAATATAGATGCACCATCTTCATCAGATAGAAATTCAGGTGATTGATTAGACATTTCAACCCCAGTTTCTTCTTCAATATCTTCCTTGTCTTGAATGTCGCTATCTACCTCTGTAAATTCAAGCGGCTGTAAGGTCGTGAAGTATAGGTTTAAGGCTATATTGTTGTAAGCAAGTATCTGGTCAAAGGAATCAATCAAAAGTTCCTGAAAAGGTCTAATAACGGTATTGTCCATCAATAAAGAAGAATTTTTAATTTCTTCGGCATTACTTGAGAAGCCAGTTGCTGAACGAATGCCCAGCAGGAATGGCGAAACTATCCGATGAGCAACCTGAATCTTAGATGACGATTCCGAACTAAGAAATTCATATTGGTTATGTGCATCACTTAATTGAACAGGAGTGATTTCGGCTTGACTCTCTTTGTTGTCATTAAAAGCCAAAATGAACTTTCCCGCATTGCTTGTCCCTGAGAACTTTTGTGCAATCTTATTCTCAATCAACTGCCTTTCTTGCTGGTTTGGCGTTCCGTTGTTGAAGTTGATTAACATACTGGGACTCAGGCCGTTAAGTATGTTATTTAGATGATAATTGCTTACTTCTTCCTCTAATTCCGCATACTGCAAACCTCCCTGATAATCAACAGGAGAGTAGTAATAGAACCCAGCCTTGTAGGGCTTGATGTACAGAATCTCAATGTTCTCTTTGGATAGTCCAAAAGCTGGGATTCTTAGAGGCACATCGCTGCGCTTGATATTTGGCCAATCTTTGAAATAATAGTAGGCAGGAACTTCACCGTCTTCGTTGCATTTTTCTGCACGCAATGTTTCAATAGGCATATGCTCAAGTTGAGCAATAGACCTTCTGTCTTTGGAATAAATAACCTGAACCGCACACTGACCCATTAGCTTCAGGTCATAGCATAACTTTCTTACAACGTCCTTCTTAAACAAAGACACCATATGAGCATACTCGTTAGGCTTTCTGTTTGCGTCTGTAGCGTTCAGTCCTTTGCCATAAATAGCTTGACTAATTCCATTGATGGCTGCGTTGTTTGTTGGGCTTCCATTATAGCGATCAATGAGATATTGAAAGTAGTTGTTGTCCGCTCCATACTCAATGTAATCTTTGCCAGAAACTTCTTTGATTTCAGGACTGGTATAGGTGCTTAAGTTTACAAATCCAAATTCTGAGGTTTTTGAAACCTTTTTGAATTGCCCCTTGTTGTTTCTCTCTTGTTTTTTCATCGTACTGTATAAGTATTATCCGAACCGTTGTATTCAATGTAAGTTTCAGGTACGCCTTCGTCAAGCGTTTCATTATTTATGTAACCATCATATTCAACATATTGGCCTTCATCCAATTTGTAGTAGTCATTTTCCGACTCGTCTATAGTTTGGTCGGTACAAAAAATCTTATCACGAAAGATGTCATTGATGTGGTCGGCTGCTAAATTCCAAATAACGTCATACATATTCCAAAAATTGCTATTGGTTTGCCAAGTGTCCGAGTCAATATAAAGTCGCAAATCAAAAAAATGACCTTCAACCAATACAGGAAAGAACGCCTTGCTGAATTGTAGATAGTTTCCATTTGTTACGCCTGTGTTAGAATTGTAGACCACTTCCACATTAGTTTGGTCATCTCTAATAGACATTGCAAACTCACTATTGTCATATTCCCTCGGAATGACCGAAAGGGTTTGAGCCGCAGCCGTTGTGGTGAGAATTATCATACTCTTATATAACGCACAAATCAAGGCAATTTGTAGAATGGCCTATCCAAAAAAAAAGCCCCCGATTAAGGAGGCTTGATTTTTAACTAAAACACAAATTTATCAAGGGGCTGGTGGGGCAGTTGCCGTTGGGTCAATTTGAGTAGCATCACCTGTGACGGCTGCGGCCAAGAAGAATGGAGCAGCTTCTTCCATTCCTTCAAATGTAAGTGTGAATCCAGAAAGGTCACCAGCGGCTGCGCCTGTTACAACAGTACCGCCTGTGCATTCCATTCCGTTTTCATAACCACAAAGGAAGCTGTTTCCATAATAGTCCTCAACCACAATGTATGGGCGAGCAACTGCAAGGGTTTGTAATTCGTCCTGTGTCTGAGCATCAAGGAACGTCAAGGTCAAGTTCAACGATTGCGTATAAAAGGTAGTCCCATTCTCCCTGCTGCTTGTCACAGTAGTTTCAAGAGAGGAATTTCCTTTCACATCGTATTCGTACCAAGTTGCCGAGCCAGTAGTGGTAGCTTCTTTGGTGGTAGCATCAATTGCAATAGCGGTTAGAGAACCGTAGTCAGCAAAATAAACTGTTTTAATGCCTCCAAAGGCACTTTTGCAGGGGACTTTCCGTCCAGTAGTTAGTAAGCAAGCCATATTTTTGTATTTGTATTAAAAAAAAAGGGGCAAGTAAGTCAATACCCACTTACCCCTTGTGTTGTTATTATGCAATTAAGCGTACTCACAGATATCCGAAGCGATGCCAAATTGGACAGCACTGGTGAAACGCATCACGATTCTCACATTGTTAGAAGCATCCAAATCCGCCATATCCAACAACTTAACTTCGTTGGTGCTGTTTAGAAGACCAGTACCGAAGTAAAGATTGCTGCGTTCTGCGGCATACATCTTGTCAGCAGACATACCTGGGCAAACAAAGATTTTCACTCCGTTGACCGATAGGCTTCCGTTATTCCACCATTGCGTTCCTTGTGAATTTACACCATTAGCACCAAGACCAGAAGCAGCAAAACCGCCAAGTGCTTGAACGTAGAACTTAGCTGCGGCAGAACCTACATAAAGGAACAAGTCTTCTTTGCCATAAAGAGAAGCAGGAATTGCATCAACTACTTTAGACATCTCAGCAATGATATTAGTGGCATCCAAACCACCAGCAACGGCAGCTACTTGTTGTGCTGCTGGAATATCACCTGCGGCTGCGGAGGCTGCGATTAGCTTCTCAAAACCATCAAAGGAATTAACTGAACCAGCTGCGGTGTCCCCTCTCCAGATATTTTGCTCCGTGTTCTGGGCAACTTCCGCTGCAACGTGGGCCAACATAAAGTCGGAGAACTTAGGAGGCATCGTCTGACCAAGACCGTAGCCCATTGACTGACTTTCCCAATCGTTAACGAAATCATACTTACACAATTGTAGGTTGACCTGAAGTTCAACTGGCTGAATGATGCGCTCAGTTAGAGTGACAGTGCTGGTAGGCGTGAAGTCACAAGAAGCGGATGCAACTAAACTGCTTGTAGCAAGTTTCTTAATTACCTCCTTGAAGGAGATGTTTGCCTTTACCGTTAGACCACCATCATCAATAGTGGAAGCTGAAAGAAGTGATGCCGCTATATAATCGCCTGCAAATTCGCCCGCATAAGTGGTCGTGATCGCAGTGACGGTTGCTAAGTCTACTTTTTTTGAATTACTCATCTTTTTATTTATTTAGTTTTGAAAGTACTCTTTCAAGAGAGGTGGTGTTGAATTTACCCTTGCCAAATTCTCTCTTGGTTGCCTGTTCAGCTTTAGCTTCGGGATTGTGTTTAATAGGTTCGGCTGCTGCTTCAGCAAATTCTTCCTTGACAGTTCTGGACTTCAATGGCTGTTGTGCTTCATCAGACATTTCTTCCTCCTGTACATCTTCCATCTTAGATTCCTTGTCACCTTTTAGGTCAGCAATAGCATCTTCAAGATTTTGAATCCGCTTCTCCATTCCTTCCCAGTCACCTACATCGGCAGACTTATCTTCCGACTCATCTTCCGACTTTTCTTCGCCTTCCTCTAAGTCAGAAGTGATTTCTTCTTCCTTTTCAGGAACTTCATCAGAAACCTCACGGACATCGGCAATCATACCTTCCTCAGTTACGACCAATAAGCGGCCATCTTCAAGTAGGTATTCACCAACTGGCATTGCGACCTTCTCGTCATCAGTGACTATGAAAATTTCTTTGCCTTCAGAAAAGTCTTCTGCTGTAACAACAGTGCCGTTTTCCAACTTCATTTCCTCAAGTTTCACCTCGATGTTTAGAAGGGTCTTGATTTGGTTTAACATTTCTTTTGATTTCATACTTTTATATAACGTATTAGGTGATGGATTTTGTATTTTCAATCTGCTCTTGTTATGACTCCGATGCCTTGCGCACTCATTGAGCCATCGCAACAGGACTTAGAATAAGTGTTCGTGTCCCAACACAAGCAAGCCCTGTCGCTTCCTGTTGGTGAGGTTCTACTTTGAATGAACACTCTATTTTTGTCTTTGTTATTCTGCCTCACTGGTCAAGATATTTTTAATCTTGTTCAGCAGTTTCTCATCCTCTGATAGATTTTCATCATCCACGACTTTAGACTTCTCCATCTTGTCAGCGAAATATCCCTCAATACTGAAGCCCTTGCATTTACCCTCCAAAATATATTCATCCCAAATTTTTTGATTGTTAACTTTAACAGCACCCATCCACGTTCCAACAGGAACATTCAGACCGTATTTGCGTGACTTGTCTTGCACCTCATCCTCAACAATCCAGCTTTCAACTAATGTCAATCCATCAAGTGCCTTGTCGTGTTCAAGTGTTGAGTTGTTTTGATAGCCGTTTCTCAAATACATCTGAGATGCCTTTGCAACGGTATCTTTTGAAAAGAAGATGTAATACTCTCCTTCAGCCCCAGCCCTGTATATTGGTTTATTCGGAATTAGTAAAGCCCCCAGAAGGATTTTCTTTTCTTTGTCAACCTCCGCAAGTTTGATTTCTTCTGCTGCCAAAGCAACAAAGTCCGACTCAATGGCAGGGCTTTCAACGATTGAAATTGCTTCAATTCCAGTATCTTCTTGTTCCTCGTCAAGTATAAGTTCTACGATTCTCATATGTATATAACGTATTCAATTTGTGATTTTGTGAATTACCCTCCTATTGTTGCCCCTGAGATAATGTTTCTGTCAAGGCTTTGTGCTGACGTTACATCTGTGCTTACAACATATGCCCTTGAAGGCTTTTGAGCCTGACCACCTATGGCATCTGCCAATTGGTTTGTTCCGCTTGCTCCAACTGTGTTAAAGTTAGCAGGATTTGGCGGAGGTGCTACCGTTGGGGCTGTTGGGCTTGCATCGGGCTTAGGGCCACCGCCACTTTCGTCTGTGGCTGCGATATTGCGAATGTTAGCAGCAGCAAACCCGCCTGCCAACCCAGCTTGTACGAATGGATAGGCTGGCCATACGGTGGTGAGGGGGCTTAACGAGGCAGTTGTGAAAGCATTTTGCACACTTTGGAATCCAGCAATAGTAGCTTGGCCGATTGCCATTGCTTTTGCCAACTTGCTGCCTTTCTCTGACATCGCACCTACTATAGCAAATGCCTGTGCAGCAGCATCCAGTTTAGCATTCAACACAGATTGGTCAAGGGCTTTGGCGTTGGCTGCATCTTTGTCCCTTGCCTCCGTTATTTTCGCATCCCAAGCATCCTGCATATCGGCCCGAAGTTGAAAATTGTCCTCCGTAGCTTTTATCTCACTCATTGCAATCTGCATACGCAATGTCATTTCTTCTTCAAGGCTCGCAGCTTGTTCCAGCCTTCTTCTTGTATAGAAATCTCTCCTTAAATCTTCAAGGTCTTGCAATCGTTGCCTTTCAATTTCTTTATCCTCATCAATCTTATCGCTTACTTTCTTTTGGTCAGCAGCAATTTCCGCATCTGCTTTATCCTTTGCTTCTTTCTTGATTGCTGCTTCTTCATTAAGTGCAGTTGTGATTTGTGTCTGTAACAGCCTTTGGCTTCTTAGTTTTCTTGTGTCAAGGTTAATCAACTCAGCTTGCATCTTGGCAAGTTTATCTTTTTCTTCAATAGTGTTTTTGCCCTGAGCCATCTCAGCAATCTGGGCCTTGACTAATAATTTTTTGGCAGAAATTTGTTTTTGTGTTATTCCTTCTTCAATCTTTTGCGCTTTTCTTAATAAGGCAACCCTTTCCGTTGCAGTATTATTGACCCTATCTTCTGCCTGTAGCCTGATGTCATTGATCTCTCTGTTGGCTTTTGCACGTTCAACCATCAAATCCCTTTCAATGTGATGTGCTTTTTGCCTTGCCTTAGTGATTTTTCCTATTTGGTCAATCTCTTTATTTGTTTCCTCAGCAAAGTCTTTCACCGCTTTGGTAGCACCCTTGATGGTGTTTTTTACATAGTCCCAAGGGCTTGCCATAAATTTAGTAATGCCATTGCCCAATTTCTCAACTGATTTCATTGGGTTTGTCACAGCATCAATTATTGCCGCTCCTAAGTCAGAAAACAAGTCCATCACTTGCTTCACCACAGCACCAACTTTAGCCAGCCCCACTTGCATCTTTTCTTGGCCTTCTTCGCTTTGCTTAAAGACGGCTACCAATGAAGTGAGAGCAATCAACAAAGCACCAATGCCTGTGGCAACGATTGCAACTTTAAGCAACTTCATACCTTTGGTTGCCTTCCCTATGCTGCTAACAAACTTTTTCATCCCAGAAACAGCACCGCCTGTCTGCTTATCTACATAACCCATTATGCCGCCAAAGTCTGCTTGGTTTTTCTTGGCTTCCTTGAGTTGAGTGTTTGCAACTTTTCTATCTGCATTGACCGCCTTCAATCCTGCCTTTTCTTCCGTCAACTGTTTTTTAGTGACCGCAATGAGTTCCTCAGTTTTCTTGATGCGATTCTTATCCCTTGAATCCATCTTGCCCAACTTGTCCTCATAGTCACTTACCTCATCAGTAAGGTCTTTGATAAGGTCTTTTTGTGCGGCAAGTGATTTGTTGAGTTCATCAACATTTGCTTGCGCTTGTTTGACGGAAATCTTTAAGGTGTATTCGTTTGTTACTGCCATTTTATTGTTCTTTTTAATAGTTTCATTCCTGACTTCAAGTCTGTTGGCAGGGCATTTTTGCCTTGTGCAATTCTGATGTTTTCAGATTCTCCTTTTGCTAATTGTAGCAAGTCTATGATATTCTTGATCATACTTGATTGAGTAATTCCATCTTGCTTTTGCCACTTTGCAAATCAGTCGTGATGGAGTTGATTAGATAAGTTTCTGCATTGATGGTGAATGTGTCATTTAGCTTAAAGTTGTAAATGATTCGCAGGGGTAAATAAGAAGTTAACTGTGTGATTCTTCTCCTTTCATTAAAGACATCAATGATGTATTCGCTGTGATATACTGAAAACAAGGTGTCTGTAAACTCATCAGAGCCATCATCATATTCATTCAACTCAGCACCAAAGTTGATGTTCTGCTTGCCTGTTGCTGGGTCTAAGTAAAGGCTGTTTGATGGAATCCAATAATTACTAACTGAATCGGTTTCATTGACATCTTCTTGAAATGCTATGGCTGTCGTGCCTGTGCTTTGCTTTACAGCGTAAAAAATCAAAGGCTTGCCTACATACGCCTGTTGGTTTTCATTAACTGACCACCCCCATTGAATGGTTGTACTTGCTCCGCCATTGCGGTTAACCATCCTCTCATATTTCTGATGCTCAAATGGCACAAGGACTTTGTAAACTTCCGTTGATGCGTTGTAATTAATGCCGCCAGTTCCAGTAGCTTCAGTTCCTCCAATGTACCTCAAGGCCCCCCAGTTGGCACTGAATAACTGATTGTGCTGCTTGGCAAAATATGTCCCTGTTCCTTCATAAGCATAAATGACTTCCTTGTAAGGCAAAGCAATATTGACCGCACGTTCAGTTACATCCACATACTTGGATATTTCGTAATCAATGGGCGCATCTAAACCACTAACATCTGCTGAAGTTAGATAACTATAGTTCACTCCCGATGTGGCTTCCAACGGTCTTACAACTATCAATCCGTCATCATTGACATATGCAACCAAGTTGAACATCTTGAACAATCCAGTAAGGAATGACATTATGGAAATCTCAGGGATTTGCTGACTAACAATGAAATCAAAGGTTGGTGCGAGAATCTTTGCCCCTACGTTTACGGTGTCGGTGTAAGATGAACCTGAAACGATACCATCAATAGTCCAGATAACGTCATCAAGTTGGTCAACTTCTTCTTCGTGTTGGATTGTTACGCTGTAAATACCATTGGCAACCATTGAAGGGACAGTAATGGTTTGGTCACCAGCAACAAAGGGAGAAGTTACAATAGGGCTTCCGTTTAGATTTACAATGACAGAGCAAGCTGTTCCCGAAGGATTCTGTACTTCCACTTCTGCTGATACAATGCGATTGGGAAATGTGACTAAATTGGCTGGGATTGTTATCGTAGAATTTCCTACCACGATGTTACTCACCGTTCCCGAATACCCAGCAATCAAAGTTTGAAAAGATGTCACTTGCGATGCAGGCTCAACATCCCCACTTTTACGATGCAACCACATATACAGGTTGTAGAACGTAGGATTTGTGGTGTTGAAAAAATCAGTGGAGAAAGCTATGTTGCTGGCATAGTCATTTGCTGTGGTGTACTTGGCTTCAATCTGTTCAAGTATTTCGTACAGCCGCAAAGCATATTTCAACTCATTCCAGTCCACGCCATTTGTTCCGCTTGCATTATGCCAATACAAGTTGCCTGCATAATTATGTGTGGACGATGCGGAGTTGTAGAAAAGTGCTTGTGTGTGAGTGATTAATGGCGTGATGATATGCGCCCCAACCCCCGATGCAATTTCCATCTTCTCCTTGATGGTGTCGGCATCATAAGTCAGATTGTACTGGGCTTCGCTAAACGGCAACGAACCCAGTTTGTCATCCCCAATGATGTCTGGCAATTCAACGGTGTTTCCAAAAAAGGTGATGCGATAAGTGTGGGCAAGGTTATTCTTCAAACTAACCCCCTCAAGTTTTATCCTTCCAGTTTTGAAAGGAATAGTATTTAGCTCTATCCTTCCCGCCTTCTTTGTTCTTGCATCATAACCCCCAGTAATATTGTAGTTGTAATAGTGCTGGAATATCTTGTTATTGTTTGAACTTGCAGGCACAGAAAAGGTCTGCGTGAAAGATGTGAAAATCTTTGCAGGGTCTTTTACGTTTTGGATTGTTTGCGTAATAGAAACAGCCTCGTCTTTAAACAAGTCCAGTCTATCACTTTCAATATATAGCTGTAACTCTTGCACTATCGGACATTGTTAATGTAATCAAACGCATCCTCAAACTCAATAGTGTACTCAATCAACCGATCATTAACCGAAGTCTTGTAAGTCATATTGGATGTCTTTACAGTGACAGGGACAATCTCGTCAATGTTGGGCTGGTCTACTTGTGGCCTTGTCATCCAAACATACTCGCTCAAAAGCAATTCCTCAAAATAAGCATTGGTGTACTCAGGGTAGTAGCCTGAAGATAATGTACGGCTTTGCTTTGCCTTCGTGTTGAATAGCTTATAGGTTGCATCCGACTGAGAGTAGGTAGCCGTTGCGCTTAGTGTGTTGGCTTGATACGTTTCATTTGTTCGTGTTATTGACTTGACATTCTTCAAGAAGAACCACAGGTCTTGCAGCACACCGTATTTGTTTATGAAAGTAACCTTGTTGCCCTCTCCGTATTTAGTGCAATCAATTCTGTTAATGGTGCAAGTGATGCTGTCTTGTTCCAACTCCGTGTCTGTTCCGTTGTAAGAAAAGTATTCAATTGTTCCTGTTGTGTTGATGTAGGGCACATAACCTTCAACACCGCTTGGGACATAGATATTAAAATCATCCGTCAACGAAGCTGTTGTTGGATTTGCCTCTGCCAATAACCAAGTGGGCTTCACTCTGTTTTCAAACGGAATCACTGGGTTAGTCCCTTCTACAAAAAGACCATAGGCTTCCCATCCATCGCCACCAATAGTGGTGACAGCACCTTCGGACAGACCAGTTCCATTTGGGCCATCATAGAATGTGATAGTAGAAGTGAAGGTGATTGATTGTGTGTTATATGGTGTTGTCGGGTCTTCGGGAAAAGATATGGTTAGGTAATCTCTCAGCAATTCGGCCACCTCAAAGATTACTGGAACATTTTGCGTGGCACTTTTTATGATGGTGTAAATAAGCGAGCCGCTATTGTATAGAAGCAGCTTTGCAGATTGCGTGGTAGCAAGTGTTGAAGTTGCTTGAGCAAAAATGGGAGTGCGTAGGGCGTAGTTAGTTGGCATTGTTTATTTTTTAGAACTTAATAGGTCATCAATATCTTGTACAAAGGCATCAAGCATATTTTCCGACAAATCAAATTGACCGTTGTTGAATGGTTTGGAGAAAAAGTATGTGGGTTCCATTCCTTGTGCGTAAATACTTTTCTGCAACCAAAAGCCCATTGATTGATAGCTGCCAGCCTTAAACTGACCGCCACCCTTCTGACCTTTTCCAACCCTGAATCTCACATTTTTGCTCTTTGCCCAATCCGCAAGCATTTGCATCGGTGGCATTTTGCTGGTGTATTTGAATTTGCTTAATGGGGCTTTTTGTATTCCCACCCTTCCAGTTTTTGAACTATTTACCAAACTGGGATTTGCGCCCTGTACTCCCTCATCTACAAAAAGGCCATAGTTCTCCATTAAAAAAGAAATAAGATATGCCGTTGACCCCTCTTTTGTTATTTTATATGCGATGGATTCATACAATGGCCCACCACCCTTCTTGGCTTTTGTCAAGTTGGACTTGGCTTGCTGAACCACATACTTAGCGTACTTATTGATGACGGCATCTAATTTAGGAAACTCCATCAGTCGCAAACCCAAATGTCATTGTATATCAAGATGTCCATCGTGGCTGACCACCCTGCCAATTGGTTCTCAAATCTGTCATAGAACGGCTCTAAAGAAGGCGCACTGTCAAGCTGGTACATATCAGTGAAAAGGTTGCCCATTCTTAGTTTTTGAATCAGCTTATTGAGGACTGCCAGTTGTGTGTTCAAGATATTCTGTACGTCATTGTTCCCTGTAAATCGGTCAACCGTTGGCTCTTTGGATAGGTTAACAATATCACAGGCAAGAATGGTGATGTTGAACTTTAGGGTTTGCTCTGTATCAATCACGTTGTTGATGATGATGTGACCAAGCGGAAAGATATCTTGCTTGTTTAGGTTGACATCGGTAATGTCCCCAGTCGTTACCGTATTGATGTTGATGTCCTCAAGCAGTGCTGTCTTGATTGTTTGGGTCAACTGATAGTACCCCCTTACGCCTTGATTCTGTTCACTCATTTGAATTGATTTTTTATTTGCTTAGACTCCAATTCGTTTTTGTCCTTCATAAACGAAAGCATCATAAAACATTCGTGCATTTTTAATTTAGTGACACCTTCAAATCTTGTAATATCTCCCTGAGAGAGTCCGTAAAGCGATTGATACCATCCCCACTTTCTTGAGAATTGAGATACTCCGTCAAGGCTGGTGTCTGATTGTTGGTGTCCAAAGAGTTCATCATAGTTTGTGACAAGTCTATCCCTAAATTCCACAAAAAAAAAATTGATGACATCACGGCATCCATTGGCATATCCAAAATGTTCGCTTCAGCACCCAGTTGGTATTCGTCAATGCTGTACTTGCCCTTCAATTTAACAAGCACAGGACGATAGAGAACATTCATTGCCTTCTCTATATTGTCCCAGTCTGAGATAAAAGTATCAAGGTCAATGTACTCTCCGAGAGTTATCTCGTCAAGCTGAGGCTGGAAGCCGTACTCAGTACCATTCAGTTTGAACATCGTAACCAATGGAGGCTTTTCGTCAAATAATTTTGTAATTGCATCAGTGATCTCTAAAGAGTCTTTGAGATGCAAAAGCATCACCTCATCAAGACGTAGATTGCAAAATATCTCAATCATCTTTGCATTCAAGAATGCTTCGTCTGTAATATCTTCCTGTACCTTTAGGAAGTGTTTATACTGCCGCAAGGTAATGTCCTTTAGAGATGTCGGGACTGTGATTTTCAGTTTCATATATCTATATAACGTATTCAATGGGGGTTTTTGTAGTGATGCTTAAATATAAAAAAAGGGCAGCCATTTCTGACCACCCTTGAAAGGATTTTGCAAAGCCTCTTTATGCAGGCATCCTTTTCACACACAAAGCCTATGCGTTTAACTATATTTCGGCTTCAGTACATTTATTCTTCCATCGGCAAAGTGTTGAACCCTCACCAGTGTTGGCAATGTTATTGTCTTGATTGGTTTGTTTATTGTTTTCATACGCTGTTAATTATGATAATTTGGGGTTTTGTAGTAAAAGCGATGTAACACTGCAACTGTAACTCTCATTGTTTTTGGAAACTTCAATCTGAAACTTAGATGCACGATTGTTCCATCCACTTAAAATGTAAGAATCACCACTCAATTTTACTGAGTCACCTATGCTAAGATGGCCTAATCCAACCCCATCTTTCATCAACTCAAAATGCTCTGCTTTTTTCGTTAGTGCCAATCCATTTTCATTTAGGACGTTTAGGTGAACCTTGAAGGTCACTTCATTAGAACTGAAACTTGCGTTTCCTGCGTGAATCTTAACTCCATACTTGTCGGACAAAGATTGCATTGCTTCATTCAAGTCTACTCTTAGGGCTTTGATGTTGCTTTTATTAAATTGGGTAATAGTCATTGTTTCTGTTTTAGTTATTAAATATAATGCAATGTACACCTTTCTTGGTTATCAACCAAATTGTTCACAAATGTTATGATATGTGATATGTCCCACGGTTAGGGTTTTGCAATTGATATGATACGGAATACCGTATTGCATCAATCAAATGATTCCAGTTGTCTTGCGGGGTCTTTGATTTCTTTTCCAGCCAAGAGTAATTGTTTAGTTCTTTTATTAAGTTGATGCTGTTGTCATCCACAATCATATCATAATCCTGAAGCAAGGATATGCCATATGTGATTGACCCCTGCCCCTTGATAGCTTTTACAACATTGCATCCTTTTGATTTTATCTCAGACAAAAGCCTTGGCTCTGCGGAATCACCCACAATCAAGTTAGTGCCTGCGTGTTTCAAGTTTAGTAAAGCAATTTCCGAAGTGGTCAACCCCTTTAAGAAAAAACACTCCTTCAAATAGATAATCTTATTGGCGGTGTCAATGTTAGTTTCAACCAATGTTGATGGGTCAGCAGCGAAACCATAGTCTTGCCCAAAGACCGAAACGCCCACTCGTTTAAACGACCCCACCCTCCAATTGGAAAAGATAACGCCCTCTGCTTTCTGTAACCACCCACCAAGCATCTGATGTTTGTACTTGTCTGGCCTGCGTTGCTTGATATCCTCAATCTGCCTTAAATAGCTGTCTGATAAGTTTTCTAAGTTGTCAAGGTATGTGGTGTGAATGTAGGTGGTGTTGTCTTTGATTGTGTTGCTGGACTCCATCACGCCCTTATCTTCAAAGAACCGTGAGTAAATCCAATGCTCTTTTGTGACTGGGTTCAAAATCATAATAACCCGATTCTGTCTATTCAGGTTGCGCACAGACAAATCTATTTTATCAAAGATGGATTCATCAACAAGTTCCTCAGCTTCGTCCATAACCCAAGTGGTTACGTTGGTCAATGACTTTAGGTTTGCGGTCTGATCACCAGACGATGTTTTGATGCCCTTGAAGATAATCTTGCTGCCTGAAAGCCGATTGATGATTTCATCCTTTGTTATACGAAAATGCTCCTGAATGTTTAGCGTTTCAATCTTGTCAATAAATTCTGGGATGATGGAAATGTAAGCTGATGACAGCGTAAATCTGGTGAAAAGAATAGTGTGGCCTTCCTCATAGGTAAGCAAGACAAGCAAAAGATTTATTGAGTAAGACTTACCCGAACCACGCCCCCCAGTAACAATGTAATATCTGGAGTCCGATGACATTATGGGTGCATACTTCTCGTTTACGTCAATCACTTAAATCTTATCAAGTCTTGGAAATTGATATTGAATCCTTCTTTGGATGTAATGTCAACGGATTCTTTTGGCTTGCCATATCTATAACCGAAATACAAAGACAACGCCCTTGCATCGCCCTTTAGTATTTGCTCACCAAGTACCCGAATCACCGCATCGTTATCAATAAGGTTGTCCAGCCTTTGAATTAGCTTCAATTCATCAGCTTTTTTTGGTCTGCCTGCGCCTACCCTTACCCCTCCGTTATTTTTTCTATTATCCATTTGATTCTTTTTTGTTTAATCAATCCTTGTTTATATAACGTAATCAGTTGACTGATTTTAAAACTTCTACACATAATTCATTTGGAATTTTGCTTCTTTCGTAGTTTCCCTTCAACCCTTGTGTGCCAGATACGCTTCCTCTTGGCGCATCTTCGTGATGACAGTGATGATTATTGTTGTGACATTCTGGTCTTGGTTGCCAGCCTTCTTGATTAAATAGTGACCTTATGTTGTTTGACCATATGTCTGTTGGCTTGGCTCTGGTGTCACCATAGGCACAATACCAAACTGTTATTCGTGGCAAGCCTCTCATAATTTTCAACTTTCGCAATTTCCCTCTTGGGTTTTCTACAAAATAAAAATCAGGATTTAACACAGAAATAATCTCTAATGTTTTTTGAACAATCATCATTCCTAACTCTGCACTTTTTGTTTTAGGCGTGTTGTCCAAGTTCCAATGCGTTCCAATTGAGGCAACAGAAAAGTAAGTGCAAGGAGGGCTCGCCCATATAATATCTGGCTTGAATGGAACTTTGTTAGTGTCAAAATCTAATATGTCAACAACATAATCTATGTTTTCCATAGGTAAGATGTCACTACTAAATACCTCGTAACCTAAACTTTCTGCGGCCTTTCCAACACTCCTTGACCCTGCAAATAGTTCTAAGACCTTCACAGAATTAACCAATCAGAATATTCTGCTGACCATCCATACAAGCATCAGCAATGCTCCAGCATACCAAGCCCATTGGCAAAGGATGGCTAATGTCTGTACAAGTAAGTTCTTTGAGTCTATCGGGACAAAGAAACTTACAACTACCATCAACGCAATAATCTTAGCAATCATTTGACACCCTCTCTGTCTTTCCACTTCCAACTGTCCACTTGCATCTTGACCCTTTCGTACAGTTCATTAGTGCGTGATGGTGGTGCGTTTAACACCAACCCCAACAGTGGAGTGTCAAGCAAGTCTTTCAAGTTTAGGTACTGGGCTTCCAGCTTGTCATACTTATTCTCCAAGTACGTCACCTTATTGATTTCTTTGTAACCCTTTTTCGTAAAGACAAACCGTTCCTCAATTTCGGCCAACGCCTCATTGTGCCGCCTATACAATGGGTACATCTTAACAGCGTGAATTGCGGTTGAGTGATCCATATGCTTTCCTTGGTCGTTAAAAAACTCTGCGATGTATCGCCATCCCATATTAACCTTATCCCTCAACAAAAAACACATTAAGGAACGATACTCAATCACTTTCCTTTTGCGTGTGTTTTCGTAGATATTAATGCCTGCAAGTTTATTGATTGTACCTCCAATCTCGTAGGGGGTTAAGTTTTCTTGTATTGTCTTTTCCATTATTGTGTTCTTAGTTTTAGTAGGTGGTAGCACTCAACAAACTTTTGTCTTGCCTTACCCTTGTACTCTTGTTTAAATAGTTGGTAGATTTTTCTTGTGTATTGATATTTCGTTTCGCAATCTACAAAGTATTTTTCAGCAAATCGCTTCCCTTTTCCTTTAAAGTAATTCACGTTGTCTGCGCTGTCACCCATTATCATTTGCTCATAGAAATTGTACATCGCTTCATCCTCCGATATGTCCATAACTTCCTTGTGCTTGTAATGGTAATTATAAATCAATGCGGGGAATTGTTTGTAGTCTTTGTCTATGCTTACAATCATAACATTATCCCGCCCAAGGTCTTGGCTTATGTTATACCAGTAACGTGCAACAAGGTCATCTGTTTCAATACCATATCCATAGATGCTGTCGTAATGTTCCTTCACAAACTTGTGCATTTCGTCCAGCAATGGGGGGAGTTCCTGTTTTGTTCGGTTCGCTTTATATGTTGATGTCAAGATTTTTCGGAAGTTACCTTTTGAGCCGCTAAAACATAGCACTTTGTCAATAGGGTAAATATCTTCAAGGTGGTTCACTATCCCCATAAATTGCTGGTCAAACTTATTGCGGGCATCCACAATGTCTGAATAGTATTTATCATCTTCAGGGTTTTCTCTTGCCCTATAGCAAGATGCGAAAACCAAGCTGTCTGCATCTACTAATAATATCACTTTTCCTCTTTTGTTTCGTTTGCGCAATGGTCACACGATGCGTTATTCACATCCTCTTTGTCCTCACCACAGGCAGGACATATCAATTCGCAACTGCCACAAAGTTCATCGGGTGACTGGCTTAACTCTCCGCAAACGCAGTAGTCTTTTCCATCATCCCAAGGGGCTAAACCTCCAAATTCACTGCTCATTGTTTTTTGCGCTTTAAATGTTCTGTGTACATTTTGGCAGCCCAAGCCCTGCGTTGAATCGGGTTTTTATAAAAAGGCTTCAACCTCGCCATCGCTATTCTCATAAACTGTTTCATCTCTTGATGTCCAGTTTTAAAAAGTTCTGTTGGCTTGCGTTCTTTTTCACTTGATAGTTAATGATAACATCAGTGATTTGTGAATCCTCTTGAGTGTATTTCTCAATTGACTCTTTTATAAAAATCAACTCTTTAGTGCTGACTTTCATTTTGAAACCTTTTCATCCTCCCCATAAATAATCTCACGATTCACTGACGTAAACAATTTGTCAAGGTCATCAATGATTTCTTGGATGAGGCGTTTCTCAATACCTGTTTTGGCGATGTGATTCTTGTAGCCGTGAAGGCTGCCAGTTATAAATCCGAAGTTCTCTGCGTTTGATTGTGTCATAGTTTCTGTTGTTATTTCCATAAATATAAACAAAAAACGTGCATAAAGCCAAACTATTTAAAAAATAAGTTCATCTTCTTTGACCAGTCCTCTTTAAGCAAGTACACTTTTTTAATCAGCCGCTTGCTCGTCCAGAGTGTGGTGTCGGGGCAATACCTTTCCACAGGCTCTGGCATATCCATTGAATCCAGCCAAAACATATAGTTTCCCTTCGGGTCGTTGACAAAATACAGCTTCACGACATCCTCGCTCAAATCCATTAGCGCATCGTATTTGTACTTCTCCATCATTTTGGTTGCATAATACTTTGTGCGGAACTTCATTTCTATCACACAATCCAATCCCTGTGGCGTTGTACCTATTGCATCATAATGTGAGTACCCTGCGCCAGCCCATTCCAAGTCCCAGCCCTGAAGGTTAAGAATACCGACAACGCCTTTTTCCCATTTATTTACAGCATCAATTTCCACTTGCGAGAATGCCCCTGTCCCAAATGGTGTTTAAGTCTTTTATCCATTTATTTATGGTTTTTGGTGAACAGGTACAGGGCTTGTAAAAGTTATGGTCGTAGTACTTTGCGTGGAGGTCGCAAACCAGTTGAAATTCTTTGGGTGTGATAGTGTTTCTGTTCTCGCCCAAACGAAACTCACTCCAGTCTTTGTAGTCATAATGATTAAAATTTTTCACCTCTTGATTGTTAAGTTGTTTAAAGATTCCCGCCTGCTGTTGCATTTGCATTTTGTCCCCCTGTGTTTATGATACATATCTACAAGGTATTTGATTCCTGTCCCCTTAGTTACATAATATATTAAATCGCCCAATCTCATATCAATTGTATTTGTAATTTTTCCTTTCTGCCTCCAGCTTATAATACAAAAATGCTTGGAAGCCATTTAAGTGTGAATCGGTAGGAAAAAAATATTTCCATCCTTTTGAATAACCTCTTGCAATATAATAACAAAAAGCAACACCTATCTTTCCAGAAGTTTTTTTAAAATTGATCACAGCAGTATGGTCTGAAGTTGGGATGACTTCTTGAACCTCAAAAGTTTCATTGTTGAAATTCCCTTCCCTTTCTTTGTGAGAGAATCTTCTTGCAACATCTTCTGCAAAATCTTTTAATTCATTTGCAATCTGTTTATTCATAGCAATTTTTTTAGTTTGTCCTTAACTTTCTTGTGTGTAAAATACAACGCATAATAATTGATGTTGCTTTTCCTTGAAAATTCTGCAATGCTTTCTCCTGCGTTAATTATTTCAAAGACCTTACGGTCATACCAATACATCTCTGACAATTCCTTTTGCACGGCAGAATATGCTTCATCATAATCTATGTCATCTTGTGCGTGATATGTATCGCCATAACTCTCAAGGTGTTCGTCCAAATCAATGACCGTGATGTTTTTAGACTTCCTCTTTAAATCCAAGAATAATGTTTTTAGCGTTTTGAAGATGTAATAGTAGTTTATTTCATCTTCGTTGTACATTATGTCAAGGCCTTTTTCCAGTTGCATTTGAATTTTGATGTACATCTCTTGTGTGATGTCCTCCGCAATTCTTCGGGTGCAACCAAAGGTGCATACAATATCAACCCACGTTGTGTGTTTTTTAGCTATTAATATGAGTACTTTATCAATCACAATAGCGGGTCATACAAATCATTTACCATCACAGGCAGCCCTAAATCATTAACCTCAAAAGAAAAAGTACCAAAGGCATACCCCCTGCTTCGCTTACACTTAACCGTTACCCATTCTTTGTTGACCGTATTGGCCTCCAGTTCAATATGGGTTTCACATTTCTTTTCCAAAAAAGAACCAAGATGACCTGTCATTTTTACCGAGCCATAGTTTTGGTGTATCACGTTTATAATGTGGCAATTGTAATTAGCAGACCATTCCATAAGTTTCTGGACTACAGCGTTAGATTCTTCAAGTGAGTTGACATCGCTTACAAGGTCGGCAATTCCATCAATAATAACAAGTGATGGAGTATCTATTTTTTGACTTAGATAATATTCAATAAATTCAAGGCGTGTTTTGTGGCCAACAGCACGAAGGGCAAAGGTGTGATATTTGTCCGAAGGAAGGGATGAGTTCATTGAATGTTGTCTGGCGAACACACGCTGGCTGTGCCATCTGCCCTGCTCTGTATCAAAATGAATTAAATTTCCTTGATCACGGTGGCCTTTTAGGTTGCCTCCATATATGTTAGAGTCACTTAAATAAACAGAAGCAAGTAGGGAAATGAAGAATGTCTTTTTTGTTTTAGGCGGTGCGCTTACACAACTAAGATTACCATACGTTCCGATTGGTATTGGTAAATAAGATTCATCCCCCTTGGTGTTTTTAATTAGCTTGTTACCTAAACTCAACGCAACAGGTGGGTATTCAATTTGTTCCGTTGGGTCAACGTGGCAGTCATCTTCTATGTACTGCATTAGGATGTTGTGTTCTAACTGTTTTTCTGTCATTGTGTGAAGGTAAAAAAAAAGGGTGTGATTCTTACACCACACCCCTTAATAGATTAATTGTTTAAAATCAGAACGGCAAGTCGGAATCTGCCACTACAGGCTCGGCCTTTTCTTCACGGTCTGCAAGAAAGATTTTTCCCGAATTACCTTCGGCATCTTTAATCCAAACCACCTTTGCGTTACCTAATGACAAGCGTTGAATTTTCGCCTCTCTTTCGTCTTTGGTTTGACTGTCAGTTATCCAACAATTGTTCCCATATCGTGTCTCGTCATTGATGGAAATTGTGAAGTTGTACCACACAGCCCCATCCTTTCCGATTACGAATTTCTCTTTGGGCAAAGCTGCCACGTTGATTGATGCATTAATAATTGCTCCCATATTTATATTGATTTTAGTTATTGGTAAAGTTACTGCTATTTCTTGAAAGAGTCCGATTCATCTTCTCCGAATACTCCAAGTTCATAAAATCCAGTCAGCTTTAGTACGGCTCTGGACATTGCTCTTTTCTCTGCCATCTCAGCGACATACCAAGAATTGCAGTTGCCATCTTTGTAGTTGTCACCTTTCAATGCACTTCCAAAGGTTTCAACACTTGCATCTTCCTTTGTTGCATACGCTTGGAACACGGCAAAGTTGGGTTCACACTTTATCACTTTGTATGATATGTGGATTTTTTCAATAGCTTGAATCTTATCTATACCTTGTCGTGTAATGATAACATAGTGCTGATGCTTGAATACATCATCTGCTGTCAAGTCGTACTTCTTATAAAGTTCCGTTAGTTTTTCTCTGTTCATAATTCTTCATTTATTTTATTAACTTCCAATTGAGCCTCTAAAAACTCAATCTTACTTTGCAGGGCTTCCACTCTATAATGATACATTTCAATCAAAGAGTCTTTTGAATCTGTTTGATACATCTTAGTAAATGTTTGAAAGGATTGACTGCTTTTCAAGAATTTTATCATACAATGCAATTTGGCTAAATACATCGTTTGTGATTCTTGCGTGGAGCAGTTCTTTATTTAGGGCTTTTATGTCATCCATTAAGACATCGGCTTGCGTTCTCATATTGTTGTGTTTATAAATTCATTTGCAATGTACACAACTTTTGTGGATAAACAAAAAGTGGAGCAAAAAAAAAGAGCCAACACAACATCAACTCCTTTTTCCTAACAATAAACAGAACATTCAAATATAGTCTTTTAAAGTTCCGCAACCAAATCCTCATACATTAGGATCAATTCTTCAATGTCGGGGCTTGATAGTTTAGTTATCACTCTTGCCTTTGTGTGTAATCTTTGTGCTGTGCCTGCTCCAAACTTGGAATCCAAATTCAGACCAAACGTAAACTGCTCGCCATATTTAAACACATTACAACCCGCACATTGCACTTGACAATTTATCTCATCCCATCGTGTGGCGTAGAACCTTCGGCTTTGAAAATGTCCGTTCTGTAATTTCTTCCAATGGGCCTTTTTGCCACAAGTAAAACAAGTAGCAATTTCTTTCTTTGCATCTCGTTGCCTAATGTATTTAGAAAAAATAGTGTCCAGTTTTTTAATCAACTTGGAACGTGATAATTTTTTAGCCATCAATCTTGATGCTTGAGAAAAGAATCACCAAGTGCCTCGTCTATCTCTTTTATCTTTTGATATATGTAATTGCTGTTGCTCCTTACTTGTTCTTTTTCTTTGGCGGTTGAGTCCAAACCAAGATTCGTGTATTGAGAAGCATCCATCTTTAATAAGATATCAATCTTTCGTTTGTCAGTTACACAAATACAATTGGAGGTTTTGTCAACTATCTTTTTTGAGTATTTCATTTTTTTTTTTAAAAGTACAAGAAAATTCTTTGAGTTGTGAAATTTAAGTAATAACTTTAAACTTTTTAAAATAGTCAAGTGATGACTTTCTTAGATTTATATCAAAATCATTATTCTGGTCAAGAAATAATCAAAAAGTAAAGTGATTTGCCCTATATGCTATGACCCACAGGCTTCGCAATCATCATTATCAATTGAACAAGCATTGGCGTTGGCGGGTGAGTTGGTTAGTTCGTCAACGAAATCAGCAAAGCTATTGGAGTTATCCATTTTTTGGGGTGTGGTTTTTAAATTAAGGGGGGGTTCATCGTCCCAATAGATGAAAATCAGGGCATCATTATCGTTTGGCACTAACCGCCAAGAGCCTTGAACTTCTCTACTCCACGGGAGCCAAAGTAAGCCACATAGACTGTTATCAGAAGTGATTTCAATAGGTCAATCCATTCGCTTGACACGCCAAAGTTAAAACTTAAAGAATCAAGCACAATCAAAAGCACCATAGACACGGTCAGAAATAACAACGTAAAGGGTCGTATGTTCTTGCTCAAGAAAGAATCTGATTTCATATCTGAAGTCCAGCGTTTGGAAACTTCCTTCATTGCCATTACATCCATTTTAAGCAACTCTAAGGCTGTTTCCTTATCCTTTGGAGGCATAACAACATCTTTGACAATAAGTTCTTTAACGACCTTAAAAACACCCGCATCAGGCGTGATGTCACCAAGTATGTCAAGAACTGCTGGTGCTGTCTTTTTCAGAAATTTAGCAACCTTGGTTGCAGATAGTTTCTTTTTGGCCATTATTTGTTTTTATTTTGAAGATACCACTTTTGAAGCGTGTACCCGATGGTTACTGTTAAGAGGATAATTTTTAAGGCCACATCAATGTTCGTCATTGAAATACTAATGGAACCAAAGTTGATGAGTAGTAATTGGGAGTCGTATTTCATTTGTTATTGTTTTTGTAAGCATCAAAGCATATTGCAATGGCTTGTGATTTGTCGTATTCTTTCATCATAATGGGAACGCAACGAATCATAAAATCCGTCTGCTTCTCCCCATCTTTCTTTTTTGGTATAGGCATCTTAGCAATTTTTACAATCAGACCAGACATAGTATTTGCCTGCCCGTTGAGTGATAAGAACTTGCTTTCTGTTGTCCTTCTTGCTTTTATATGAAACGTGAAGCCACTTAGGCTCAACGCCAAATTCCCATATGAGTTGGTCAAAGTCAAGGTTGTCTTTTATGTAGTGAAACATCTCAAGATTTGTTTTCCCACCCATAGACGTTATGTCCATTGCTCGCCCTTGCAAGTGCTGTGAGAACCAAGCACCTTTGATTGCTTTGTTTAATTCAGGTGACCTAAACATACTGTTCACTCGTATAGGGCCGCCCACCCACTCCCTTAAAGGTTCAAAGACCTTTTCAGCCAAACGCTCCATATTCTTTATGCTTGATGCTAATGGTTTGTTGGCGATGCCTTTCTGCTTGGCATAAGCGGAGTGAGTGGCTTCCTTATAAGAGATATGATCACTTATCTTCTTCATCTGCTACAATCTCATATGTTCCATCTTTTAAAGAAATATTGATTTTCCCATACTTTTCCTCCAGTTCAGTCTTGCTTGCTTCTTGATTAGAAACCTCATCAGCGTACATATGAGCCAATGCGTGTTTCTGCGTTTCAAGCAAACCCATATCGTGCAAGATTGCACCTTTCTTCTGCTCTTGGTCTTGAAGTTTTTTTAATTCTTCTTTTGAAATTTTTGACATTTTTTTATTATTAATTAATTAGATAGTAAAGATAGTATTTTTTAGCATCCAGCAAGGTCATCAAGGTCACCTGTGTCAGTGATATGATATGTCCTTCCGCAAGAAGTGGAATGCCACCACATATTTTGGCCATCAAAAACAGCAGACAAATCACTGTCCTCATAAATAGTCACACCAGTAGGGGGGCAAGCAACGCCAGTGCCTGTTGCACCGTTGTCGTAATAGAGTGTCATATCATCACCCTCTCCACTGTTGCAAGCCTCTCCTGGATCTTCCCAACTTTCGCCTTGAAATATATCAAAAGAACGCCACTGCTCATAGTCTTGGTCATAGCCATACCACTCATTCATTGCGTGAGGTGTGGATGTGTTTGGCTTAGAAGGACTGAGGGTATTCAACGCAGGGAAACTATTGCTGCCGCCACCATTAATTAAGTCTGTCATAAGTATAGCGTAGGAAATAGTGCCTGACCCATATGTGCCATACTTTCTTTCCTGTGCGATGCCCAGCATTGTCAAAGTACCCGATGATGGAACTGCCATACTATTTGTCTTTCAACATTAATTCAACAAGCCCTTCCAATCTTTCAATCTTTGCGTTCTGTTCTTTCATAGCTTCAATCAAGACCCCTACCATATTGCCATAAGCAACAGACTTGTAGTCCCCATCAATAACCACTTCGGGCAATACCTTCTCAACTTCCTGTGCGACAACTCCCAAGCCACGCTCTCCGTCTTTGGTAAAGGTCACACCTCTAAGTGCGTTCACTTTATCCATCGCATTGTCAATGGTCTTGATGTCGGACTTTAGCCTTTCATCCGAGTATGCAGTGACGTTGCCCGAAGCAATGACATCACCAGTGGAGCTAAGTTTGAAAATAATAGTCTCCGAACCCGAAGCTGGAATCCTTTGAACTGTAAAGAACTGAGATTCGTAACCAGTCCTTGTGTCAATTCTAAAGAAGCCACCCACTTTTGAACTATCTCGGCTGCCGATTTGGCTGTAGTTAGTACCAAAGCCCAGCAACTGACCGCCAACTTGAGTCATAATCCCCGCCTGCAACGATGGGCTGCTTGAAGATTTCAATCGCAACTTAGGCTCACTCTCTGTTATCTTTTGAGTGGTTGTAAAATTGTTAGCGACATTGGTGTATGCTCCATTCGTTACCGTTGCAGCGTTACCTGTACACGAACCCGATGAACCAGTAACCGTTGTTTGGACAATGTTAGGCGCAGTATTTACTATCGTGACTGACCCCGAAGTGCCACCTCCTGACAAACCAGTGCCAGTATTAACGGCTGTGATATCGCCTGTGTTAGTGGTGTACCCAGAGTTGTTAGTCCATTGACTGATATTTCCTCCCTTGTTCGTGAACGTCTGCGAGTTAGAAGCAGTTGTCGTTCCTGTATTAGAAGTCCATCCCGAATTGTTGTTGAATATGCTAAGGGGGATAGTGGATATTTGGGTCTTGCGACTTGATGAACCGTCCACAACAACAAGGTTATCAGTTCCAACCAATGTACCTGATACGCTTAATTCATTCAGGTCTAAGGATAGTGATATTGTTTTTGCAGAAGATTGGTTCAGCGTAAACGATGTTGCTCCATCAAGCCCTGTACCTGTGTTGACTGTGACAGTAGAATTGTTCACCGTTGGTAATGATGCAGAAGTGATGTACCCTGCGCCATTAGTAATAGCGTTATTGTTCAGCGATATGTTAGCTGATCCATTGAACGATACGCCTGCAATAGTTCTCGCAGTTTGTAGCGTTGTAGCCGTACCCGCATTGCCGCTTACTGTTGTTTGAACAATGTTTGGTTTGGTGTTCGTAATGGTTATTGTACCACCGCTTGAGGTAGATGTCATCTCTGATGTGATGCCATTACCCTGTGCGAGCGTTAATGTTTCACCATTAGTGACAGACGTTGACTCAGTACCGTTGCCCTCTTTGATAGTCCAAGATGACATAGTACCAGTGGCTGTTGTATACCCTGCACCGTTTGTTATGTTGCTATTGTTTAGCGAGATGTTGGCCGAGCCGTTGAAACTTACACCAGCGATTGTCCTTGCTGTTTGCAATACTGTTGCACTGCCAGCATTACCTGAAACTGTGGTCTGAACAATGTTAGGTGCGGTGTTGACCAAATTAACAGTTCCACTCGTGCCTCCGCCTGATAGCCCAGTACCTACAGTAATGCCAGTGATGTCCCCTTGGGGTGCTAATGCTACAAGACTTGATATTGCAATCTCTTTGACCGTTGTGTCAGTGTTATCTTCATACAGAATCTTGTCAAGCGTGGTTATTGTTGAGCCTGCTCCTGCGCCATCCACAAGGTTTCCTGACCCTGCATAGTCCACGTTAACAGTTACGCCACCCGAAGTACCACCACCAGTTAATCCTGTGCCAGCAGTTACAGCAGTGATGTCACCCACATTAGTAGTGTAACCTGAGTTGTTTGTCCACTGTGAAATGTTGCCACCTTTGTTGGTGAACGTCTGACTATTTGATGCTGTCGTTGTGCCTGTATTTGTAGTGTAACCAGCACCGTTTGAAATGGCATTGTTGTTCAGCGAGATGTTAGATGTACCGTCAAATGATACACCCGCAATCGTTCTCGCAGTCTGAAGTGCTGTCGCTGTCCCTGCGTTTCCTGTCACAGTAGTCTGGACAATGTTAGGGGCCGTGTTTACTAATGTCACCGTGCCACTTGTTCCCCCACCTGAGAGGCCGCTTCCTGCCGTAACCCCTGTGATGTCACCAACTGGAACGCCAGCAACCGCAGTATCAACATAATCCTTGCTTGCAGCATCAGAGCCAGCTGATACAGTGTCAATGCCCTGAATCCTTCCTGTTCCACCTAACACAATGTCCCCTCCAGATACAGTTATATCGCCTGATGTTGTTATAGAGCCAGTAACAGATACACCCCCGTTTGTAGTGACAAGTCTTGTTCCACCATCGTATCTCAGTTGAACTCCTGCGTTTTCAGTCCACTGAAGAATCCAATCAGAATTTTGGTCATCATAAATACCGCCTTGTGTCCCATCACCCATAAGGGAGAAAAGGAACTCGTCTGATGTGTTACCTATCTGAAGGCCACCCCAAGTTGACGTTGAACTGTTTATGTAAAGCAAGTCTGGCCTGTCACCTGATTCTGAAAGTGTAACTGTTGAACCTATGGCAACTGAGGTTAATTCAATGGCTGAATCCAAATTCAAAGTGACCGAACCTGATGCACCACCACCGTTTAGATTAGTGCCAGCCGTTACATTAGTAATGTCACCAACATTGGTCGTGTATCCTGCGCCATTTGTGATGGCGTTGTTGTTGAGTGAAATGTTTGCGCTGCCGTCAAATGATACCCCTGCAATTGTCCTTGCCGTTTGTAATTTGGTAGCTGTGCCTGCGTTGCCCGACACTGTCGTTTGGACAATGTTTGGTGCGCTGTTTGTGATAGTTACCGTTCCTGATGTACCGCCTCCTGAAATACCTGTGCCTGCGGTGATGCCAGTAATATCGCCTTGAGGAATACTAAATGATGTAGTTAAAGTGCCACCATCTTGTTGCGTAAGAGTAAGTGTTTTGGTTGACGTGCCTGAATCCGAAAATCCAGTAACCATATTGTCATACGCAGAGTTAGACTCTTGTGAACTACCACCTGACCAACTCACGTTGCCCGATGCCTCTAAGTTGTCAGTGAATAGAGTGTCAGCATCCACATAGAAATCAGAATCAGAATCAAT